TTACCTCTATCGCAGAACCTTGGCAATTGCTGGCAAAGAAGTAGCAGATAAGATGTCACCGTGGGGTCATGTGAAAGAACGCCATGTCCGAACCCTTGGTGGTAGAGAGCAAGTTGCCTATGACCTCGATGGCATTAGCATCCTTGATTACTATGACCTGTTCAAGAAGTTCACTCTGAACACCTATGGCCAGCAAGAATCATACAAGCTGGACCACATTGCCAATGTTGTTCTGGGTGAGAGTAAGTTGTCCTACGAAGAGTTCGGTAACTTGCATACCTTGTATAAGGAAGATTACCAGAGGTTCATCGACTACAACATCAAAGATACTGATCTTGTTGAACGCCTTGATAAGAAACTCAACATCATCAAACTCATTTGTTCTATGTCATACAATGCGAAGTGTAATCTTGTGCAGTCACTTGGCACCACCGGCATATGGGATGCGGTAATCTACAACGAACTTCTCAAAGATAACGTTGTTATTCCTGCTCGTATCGATCAAGGTAAAACTAAGATCGCGGGTGGGTATGTCAAAGACCCAGCAGTAGGAGGACACGATTGGGTGTGCTCCTTCGATTTGAACTCTCTATATCCGAACATCATTGTTCAGTATAACATGTCTCCCGAAACACTTGACATGGATGGTGAAAGTGTTGCTGCTAACGGCACACGATATAGAAATGATGTGGAAGGTATCATTCCCAAGGTTATCAAAAAGTTCTACAACAATCGTGTTACGATCAAGCAGGACATGATCAAAGCAAAACAGCAATACGAGAAGACCAAAGACCCCAAGTTAGAAGGTGTCATTGATACCTTGGACACTGAGCAGACCGGTATCAAGATTCTTATGAACTCTCTCTATGGTGCGCTGGCAAACCAGTACTTTCGTTACTTCGATCTTCGTATCGCAGAGGGCATTACTTTGTCTGGTCAGCGAGCAATCAAGTGTGCAGAGAAAGCAGTGAACGATGAGATGCAAGAGATACTGGGCGACAAGCAGGACCATGTCATTGCGATTGATACTGACTCGGTGTATATCAACATGTCGGGTCTGGTCAAGATGCATGCTCCCAAGAACCCAGTCAATTTTCTAGACGGTGTCTGCCAGCACTTCGAGAAGGTCATAGCAAAAGCATATCAGTCTCTCGCAGATGAGACAGGTGCCTATGAGAACCGCATGGTGATGAAGCGTGAGGTAATTGCAGACCGTGGTATCTGGATGGCAAAGAAACGCTACATACTAAACGTTCACGACAGTGAGGGTGTTCGCTTTGCCGAACCCAAGTTGAAGATGATGGGCATCGAAGCAGTCAAGTCAAGCACTCCACAGGTTGTGCGAGACAAGTTCAAAGAACTGTTTGAGATTCTGGTCAAGGGTTCAGAACAAGACACTCAGAAATTCATATCTGATTTCAGATCATATTTCAAGACGCTTCCGGTTGAACAGATCTCGTTTCCACGAGGTGTCTCTGACGTGAATAAGTTTGCTGATATCCGAACCATCTACGGTAAGGGAACTCCGATACACGTGCGAGGTGCTCTGTTATACAATCACTTCCTAAAAGAAGACGGGTTGACACAGAAGTATGAATCGATCAAGGACGGCGAGAAGATCAAGTTTGTCTATCTGAAAGTCCCTAACCGACTGAGAGAGAACGTCATTAGTTATTCGGGTCAGTTGCCACCAGAGTTCAAGGTGCATCCCAAGGTTGACTACGACAAGATGTTTGCCAAGACATTCCTTGATCCGCTAGACCCTATCCTGAAAGCAGTTGGTTGGACGGCAGAACCAGTTGCTACCTTAGAAGCATTTTTTGCTTGACAGCACAGTCAAAATAACATATAATAAGACCATGTATTCAGTAACTATATTCAAAAATACTTTCGATAACAAAACGCATCGCAGAGTCACACATGATTCTTGGGATGCGTTCGAGCGTATGTTTTTGAATCTATCTAAAAAGGAAGGGAACAAAGGTGGAAATAATTCTAGTCCTCTTATTAGTCCTGCTATCTACCACGAAGGTGGGACAAGGTCTAATAAAAATGTTGTGGAGTGGGGTCATTGGTGTGCTATGGATATTGACGAGTTTGATCCTCTTGATGATCTTAGTGAAACACTTCAACATATCTGTGGAGAGTATAAATTCATCTGTTATTCAACCGCTAGTAGCACTCCTAAGCAACCCAAGTTTAGATTGGTTTTCCCGACTACGACCTGCGTAACCGCAGAGAACATTCCGCACTTCTGGTATGCACTGAACGAACGGTTCAAAGCATTGGGTGGTGATGAACAGACCAAAGATCTATCTCGGATGTATTACGTCCCAGCTCAATACCCTGATGCGTTCAACTTCTATTTCACTAACGATGGTAAGGACATCGACCCAACCGAATTGATGGAAGCATATCCTTACTCGAAACCTAGTGGTGATAACTTCCTAGATAGACTACCGGATTCGATGAAAGAAGAGATTCTGAATTACAGAAAGTCTAAACTTAGTAGGGATGTGTCGTGGACTTCATATCGAAACTGTCCCTTCTTCCCTAGACAACTAGGTGTTGAGTATATGACCATAACCAAAACTGGTTGGTACTCTAAATTATATCAGATCATGATTGCAATTGCAGGTAATGCGTTGAAGAAAAGTTATGATATAACCGCAAAAGAAATTGCTGATATGTGTCGAGAGCTTGACAATGAAACAGGACAGTGGTATGATAATAGACCACTAGAACGTGAAGCAGATCGTGCAATTGAATATATTTACAAAAACTTATAAGGAATAAAACATGAGTGATGATAATGTTGTAGAAATTGACTTTGATGAAGACATCGAAGAGACTCTTGACACTGGCGAAGTTGATCTTCCGTCGATGGAAGATAATGCCTCTAATGCAAATAGTAAGATTTTACAAGTGGGTGTTCTGGGTGATAATAATATTGCTAAGAGCATCGGTATTATTTTTGGAACGACTAATGATACTAATAAGATTAATGTCCAACAATTTGAGGATATCGATTCTGCGGTTGCAAGCAATAAAATCCACTTATATTTTGTGTGTACGGAACCTGCTTTACTTAAAGATGATGTGATTGATGACGTTGCTATTATTGATATGATTAATAAAATTTCTAATCAAACAAAAGCATCCGTTGTTCTCAAATCAACTGTTGCCTTAGAAACTATTGAAAGTATCTATAAAGTAATTCATGCAGATCGTTTTGTGTATAGTCCAGAAGATACGTGTGATGACAATTTGATTAATATTTTAGAGTCAGAATCGTTTTTAATCGGCGGGACACCTAAGTCTATTGAATCATTCCAGAGATTAGTTAACACTTGTTCGCCATTGGATCGTAAAATGATAGTTTCTAACCCTTACGATATTGCTATGATGAAGTTAACCTTATCTGCATGGAAAGCAGTTGAGCAAACTTTTTGGAATCAGGTATACGACTATGGTAAGGACTCTAAATCTAATTTTAATATGGTTAAAAAAACTATTAGTGCTATAACCAAAGATTCGAGAGACAAGATTCCTACATTTGTTAGAGCAAAAGCAGACGGCAATTCTTTCAAAAAATCTAAAAGTTTTTCGGGTGAGTACACTAATCGAGACGTTAGGATTTTTGCTGGATCAACCGACAGACTTCCTTTACTCGATGAATGTATTAATTATAAAAATCTGAAAGATTAATATGAACGTTGAGATCTGGGGTAAAGATAACTGTAATTTCTGCAGAGCAGCAGTCGATCTCTGTGAGGAGTTACATCTCGACTTTACGTATAAAACTTATAACGTAGACTTCACTAAGGAAGAAATCTTAGCAGAGTTTGTGGGTGCAACTACCTTTCCACAAATTAAAATAGACGGTAATCCAATTGGTGGGTACCAAGAATTAGAGGAAATACTATGTCGCTAATGGCGAAACTAAAAAAGAACTCGAAGATTAAACTGACTGCTCAGATGGACAAGTCAGAGTTTTTCCAAGAGCAGGAAGTAGTACCTACTGACGTGCCCATGATGAATGTGGCACTGACAGGTTCACTAGATGGAGGGATCACAGCAGGACTCACAGTGCTTGCTGGACCATCAAAACACTTCAAGACCTCGTTCGCATTGAAGATGGCAGCAGCATATCTCAATGCAAAACCTGATGCAGTCATGTTGTTCTATGATTCTGAGTTTGGTTCGCCGCAATCATACTTCGACAACTTTGGAATCGACACCTCTCGTGTGCTTCACGTTCCTATCATGGACGTTGAAGAGTTGAAGTTTGATCTCATTGCTCAGTTAGAGGACATGGATAAAGAAGATGATGTGATCATTGTGATTGACTCTATTGGTAACCTAGCATCTAAGAAAGAACTCGAAGATGCCAAGAACGAAAAATCTGTTGCTGATATGTCACGAGCAAAAGCACTGAAAGGTTTGTTCCGTATGACCACACCTTATCTTGCAATGAAGAACATTCCTTTGCTTGCAATCAATCACACGTACAAAGAGATTGGATTGTATCCGAAAGATATTGTTGGTGGTGGTACTGGTATTTACTACTCAGCAAACAACATCTGGATCATTGGTCGTAGACAGAACAAGACTGGTACCGAAGTCATGGGTTATGATTTTGTCATCAAGGTTGAGAAGTCTCGCTTTGTCAAAGAGCAGTCTAAGATCCCTATCACTGTCTCGTGGGAAGGTGGTATCGATGAGATGTCAGGGTTACTTGATGTTGCTATGGCAAGTGGACATGTTATCAAACCATCTAATGGATGGTATCAGAAAGTCAACGAAGAGAAAAAATATCGTCTCGCAGACCTTGACAAAAACTTCTGGTCGAGTATACTAGAAGATCAAGTGTTTCAAGAGTTTGTGAAGAATGCATTCTCCGTAGGGAGTGCAACCATAGATTTAGATATCGAGGTGGAAGGTGATTGATTTAGATAAAGTCAGTGAAGGAATCCATTATGAGTTGATTCCTGTTGAAGATAATCCAAATGAACTTGCTTGGCACGTTAGAATCTTAGAAGGAGACTTTCCGGAGACTGTTATCTCTTTTGGTAACATTGCTTTACATGAAGATGGTGAGAAATTATCGTTTAATTTTGCGGTAATCTCATCACCTGATGATACCTTGACGGAAGAATCCGAAGATCTTCAAGATTTTGCAGCACGTATTTTAGAAGATGTTTTGGAAAGATCTATTAATGATGGAAGACTTGTGACCAATAAGGATGAAAATGCAAAGGATTGATTTCGAAAAGGTGGTTCTAAGAAATATTATTACTAACGAAAAATATATGAGAAAGGTTCTCCCTTTCATACAAAAAGAATATTTTAACGGTGTGTATAGTAAATTATTTCTAGTGCTCGTGGAACTTGTTGCGAAATATAACAAGTTGCCCAGTGAAGAATCCTTTGTTTTGTCTGTGCAAGAACTTAATCTCACCCCCGAGATGGAGCGCCATGCACAGGATATCGTCCCTGACATTTTTGTTCCCAAAGACGAGAATGAAGAATGGTTATTAGACGAGACAGAAAATTGGTGTCAAGAACGTGCAGTTCACAATGCAGTTTTTGAATCGATAGATATAATCGGTGGTAAGAATAGTGAGTTATCCAAGAACTCTATCCCCGATTTGTTACAGAAGGCACTAGCAGTTAGTTTTGATACGAATGTAGGTCATGACTATCTAGTTAATGTTGAAGAGCGGTATGACTTTTATCATGAGCAAGAGGAGCGTATTCCTTTCGATTTGGAATATTTAAACGCCATTACCAAAGGTGGTCTCCCTAATAAGACTCTGAACATCGCACTGGCGGGTACAGGCGTGGGTAAAAGTCTCTTTATGTGTCATCACGCTGCTAGTTGCCTCTCCCTTGGTCACAATGTTTTGTACATCACTATGGAGATGGCAGAGGAGCGTATTGCCGAACGCATCGATGCTAACCTTATGAACGTGCCTATCGATAGATTGGACACGATGGATAAAGGTACCTTCATGAGTAAGGTAAGTGCTATTCAATCTAAGACTAACGGTAAGTTAATCATTAAGGAATACCCAACAGGTCAAGCACACACTGGTCATTTCAGAGCACTTCTAAATGAATTGAAATTGAAAAAGAACTTCACTCCACAGATAGTCTTTATAGATTACCTAAATATTTGTGCGTCATCTAGAATGAAAGGCATGGGCGGTTCTATTAACTCATACTCATACATTAAAGCTATTGCAGAAGAGTTGCGAGGACTTGCGGTAGAGTTCGATCTTCCTATCTTCTCTGCTACCCAGACCACTAGATCCGGTTTTGGTAATTCTGATCCTGGTTTAGAAGATACCTCAGAATCGTTTGGTCTTCCTGCCACTGCTGATCTTATGATTGCTTTGATCTCGAACGATGAACTTGCTGCTTTAAATCAAATGATGGTTAAACAATTAAAGAATAGGTATAACGATCCTAATCATAACAAACGATTTATCATCGGCGTAGATCGATCACGTATGAAATTGTATGATGTTGAACAAGAAGAACAGACTTTAACTCAGGAAGAAGATACCGGACCTGCCTTTGACAAATCCAGAAGTGGCGCAAGAATAAATAGTGAAAAACTTGTAGGGATTAAATTCTAATGGAAGTACCTTTTAACAACAAAAAAATACTTGCTAAATTTGATTATATTGTAGATACTTTTCATAACTTGTGTGAAAAAGACGGCATCGATCTTTCAAATCCGAAGTTGCAATATATTGCCCAGACCACTAAGGTTAGTCAGTATTTAAATGATCCAGAAAAGATTCGTGCACTTGCACTAGAACCAGAATTGCGAAATGGTTACCTACCGAATGCGTTAGATTATAGGGGTTATCCTATTGACTATCGATTCATTAGCGTAGAACATATTAAAAATGAAATGATGTCCAAAGAATGGTTAGACTATTACGAATATGGTAAGTTTGATCTGCCTATTGAAATAGGTACAGCATCATCTGCTCTCTTTGTTCATTACCCTAATAATGGTTTAACAGGATGGCATACTAACTGGAATGCTAATGCTTATCAGATACTGTTTACATGGAGTGAAACCGGAGACGGATTTTTTTCCTATTGGGATAAACAACAAAATAAAGTCGTAACTGTTCAGGATAAACCGGGATGGCAATGCCGATGGTATTATTTTGGCAGGAAAGACGAACCCGAACATCATTGTTGGCACACTTGTTATTCAGGTAATAGTAGAAGAATGACACTAGCATTTAAGTTTAGTAACGAAGGTAAACACAGTGAAAAAGATTCGAATGCTCAACTTCTTAGGGACGAACTCATTGCTGAGATTTCAAGTGACTAATCGCCCGTGGTTTTTTGGTTTATTATTCTGCGTGTTATTCTTGATTGTATCCAGCACGTTACTAGTTTTAGGAGGATCTGATGAGAACCCCAAACCGATTGAAACAACAACGCCGATTGAACCGGCACCTCAAACACTTGAAGAAGAACCAGTCTTTGTACCAAGCAGATCAGGAGATGCAGAGGAAGCTACAAGAGTCCAAGAATTGGAATGCCTTGCTCTTAATGTTTATCACGAGTCTCGGAGCGATAACTTTGCTGGGCGTGTTGCTGTTGCTGATGTAGTCTTAAACAGGGTTGACAGCAACTTGTTTCCAAATACCATCTGCGGTGTTGTCAACCAGTCAGTGATGCGAACCAACTGGAAAGGTAATGTGGTTCCGGTTCGTGGTATGTGTCACTTCTCGTGGTTCTGTGATGGGTTGAGTGATGAACCTATGGAGACAGATTCATACGAGGATGCTGAGATCGTTGCTGAAATGGCACTACGAGGCGGTTGGAGAGGCATTACAGAAGGTGCTACACATTATCACGCGACATACGTAACACCTAATTGGATCAACGACAGAGGCATGGTCCCCGTTGGTAGGATTGGACAGCACAAGTTTTACAGGTGGCACTAGTGCGAAAACTCTGGAAGATATGGCAGTATTCTTTGGGCGGTTATTCTGATGACAAAACAGAACCCTACGATAAGTACATTACAATAGTAAGAACCATAATCGTTGGGGTAAATTTCATGACATGTTTTTTTATCATGTCTAACGTAGTTCATAATTGGTGATTACATGATTACAGGATTCACCGCCAGCACATTTGATCTTCTCCATGCAGGACATGTTGCGATGCTTCGAGAAGCAAAAGACCAGTGTGACTATTTGATCTGCGGATTGCAGGTTGACCCCTCACTTGATCGAGCAAACAAAAACTCTCCGGTGCAAACTCTCGTAGAAAGATACGCACAACTGAATGCTATTCAATACGTAGATGAAATAATTCCTTACCAGACTGAACAAGATCTGGAAGACATCTTGACAATGTACAACTTTGATGTTAGAATAATAGGTTCAGAATATAAAGATAAGAAATTTACAGGTAGAGCAATCTGTGCCAGCAGAGGCATTGAGATCTACTTCAACAAACGAGACCATAGGTTTTCAACAAGCGATCTGAGGAGACGTGTAAATGAACTACAAGTTCAATGAGAAAAAACTAATCGAGGAGTTACAGACTTATGTTGACCAAACATATGACCAGCACTACGCAACCGACAAGTATCAAGCCACGGATGTTATTATTGACAGTGGGCATGGTACTGGTTTTTGCTTGGGCAATGTGATCAAGTATGCGAAACGTTACGGTAACAAGGGTACTCCTTCTGATGCACGTAAAGACATCTTGAAGATTCTGCACTATGCTCTGATCCAGTTAGACATTCATGATCAAGAAAACAAAGTTGAACTCAGTCAAGGTGCACCAGGTCATTTTCACCCTTCCTATACAGCATTAGCAGGAGACCGTCTTGTGTATGGTCTTGATGGTGTTACCCCAGAAGAATGGGATAGATTGAATCGTGTAAAGGGAGCACCTCTTTGTGGATAATGTAATTGATTTTTGTGCATACAAACAGTTTCGTGAAGACGTTGCAAAGGAAATGGAAAATGTTATGATAGAGGAAGATGTTTACGAATGGTTGCTGAATTCGGATTCGTATTCTCCTACTACATTTACCTTTACCCTTGAGTCAGACGATGAAACTAAAGACACCCCTTAGATATCCCGGTGGCAAATCACGTGCCACCAAAATAATATTCGACCAGAAACACCTACCAGAATTCAAACGTTACAGAGAACCCTTCCTCGGAGGTGGTTCTTGTGCGTTAGACATCTCGAAACGTTTTGATGTTCCTGTCTGGGTGAACGATAAGTATTACAATCTCTATGCTTTCTGGAAGACCCTGCAAGAGAATTCAGAAATGCTATATAACAGCATCTTTGAACTAAAACAAAAAGCAGAATCTTATGAAGATAAACTGGCAGCACATCGAGAACTTTTTATCGAAAGTCGAACGAACATCGTTGAAGCTACTGATCCCTTTGACATTGCTGTTCTTTTCTTTGTTATTAATAAGTGTTCTTTTTCAGGACTAACTGAGTCAAGCGGGTTCTCTAAGATGGCATCCGCATCTAATTTCTCCTTTGCTAACATTCAGAAGTTGAAAGGGTATGGTCCTCTGATAAAGCATTGGAAGATCACCAACCTTGATTACACCGAAGTCCTTGAAGACTGTGACCAAGATGACTTTGTCTTTGCTGACCCACCCTATGACATCAAGTCAGGGTTATATGGTAAGAAGGGTCAGCACCACCTGAGTTTCGACCACGAAAAGTTCTTCAAAGATTGTTTCAACTGTGCTGGTAATGTTATGATAACATACAACAGCAGTGAAGAACTACGCAATCTTTACGAAGACTGGAATCAATTAGAATGGGACTTGACATACACGATGCATTCTGGTACAATGTACCGTAAAGATGAAAAGAATAGAAAAGAGTTATTGATCACGAATTATGATTTTAAATAGAGAAGCATTCAAAGAGTCGTTTAGCGACACTATTCTGGGGACCATGGTAAACTTTCCCCTAAATTATGTTATGGTATTATTCTGTCTCTGGATGGAGATGGGTGCATTGTTGATGACTGTGTGTATGACATCTGTTCTTTTCATACTTGCAGTCGCCAGAAAATATTACGTAAGAATCTATTTT